CTTGTAATTCTTCGGATCCGTATGCCTGGTATTCGGCTGCCAGTAATTGAAATACTGGGTCACCCACTGGTTCGCATCTAGATCAAACAAAGTCTCACTGCCTTCTATGCATTCATATGGTTCATAACCTAACTCTCTTGTTTCTTTGGTCCATCCAAGGGAAGCAGACGGGCCAGCTCGGGAAAATCGTAAATCAAAAGAGGTATAAGTTTCTTGGGTCTTATTGTCGTAGAATTCTTTAGAATCCATTCTATAACAAACCACCCCAACGGCTATCAAAAAGAAAGACATCATGATGTAAGCAATATACCGCTCAGCACAAAAGATCGCGGGTACATAACCTAAAACGATCTGATCTTTCCTCTTCTTCCTCAACGTCTTGTGAGGGGGAACAGACTCTGAGTAAGTAGTTCGACCTCTATTATAGCGGTCAAAGTCCTCACGTGCCTGCAAATCCTTAAGTCCGAACGGATCAGTGTTCTTCCTCTCGTCTTTGACGACATCCTCAAGAGCCTTTAAAAATTTAACGCCCAAGCTGTTTTCACTAGACCGCTCCTCTTTTGCGATGGTCTCTTGTTTTTCCTCCTCGTGAACAGCTTTAATCTCTTCAAGCGCATCAACAGCCCCAGCCAACTGGTCGGCCATATCTTTAACTGCAACATTAACTAGACTAGCACTCTTAGCATTGGCCTTGACAGCCGGCTTAGATTTAGCTTTGCCCAGTTTAGCTTCCTTGTCAGTAAACGGATGCACTTTCTTGAGATGGTCCATAATATCAGCAACCTCCAATCCACACTTATTACACTTCTTACTAGCTGCCTTATAGGGATGGGCAGTTTTCAGATGAGTCTTAATGTCGGTCACGGTAGCATTGCATTTCTTACAGACAACCGGACTGGCGGGGCCCGGATTTTTCTCTACACCAACTAGTACTCCATTATCACGAGAAATAAATTGGACGGATTCAAGTAACGCAGGACCACCCGCACGCAATAACAACAATGCCGTGGGTCCATTCTTTTGTCCCCAAAAACCAGGGATTTTAGCCTT